AGGGGTTCAGCAAGGGCGGCAAGGTTGGGAAGAAGTAGGCCAACAGCTGTGAACGAGAGGGCCGGGCCAACCCCCGGCCTTTTCTCATTGAGGGGTGTGCGTGGCCACAGCTGTTCAATATGACCCGCCGGGCGCGGTCGCAGAAAGATTCTTGTGGGCGCGCGGCTACCTGACCGGCCTGCGCGGACCCGTTGGATCAGGCAAGTCGAGCGCGGCCTGCTGGAAAATGGTCCTCTGCGCGTTGGAGCAGGAGCCGTTCGAGGGCGTCCGGCGCACGCGCTGGATCGTGGTGCGGAACACCTATCCCGAACTGAAGTCGACCACCATCAAGACTTGGCAGGACTGGTTTCCGGAGGACGTCGCGCCCATGAAGTGGGACACGCCGATCACCTCCAAGCTGTTCATCGAGGACATCGGCGACGGCACCTCGCTGGAGATGGAGGTGGTGTTCCTCGCCATCGACCGGCCCGAGGATCTCGGCAAGTTGAGATCACTCGAAGGAACCGGGGCGTGGATCAACGAAGCGTCGGAGATCGACAAGTCGATCCTCGACATGCTGACCCAGCGGATCAATCGCTACCCGGCGCTGCGGAAAGGCGGACCCACGTGGGCGGGCATCATCGCCGACACCAACCCGCCCGACGACGAGCACTGGTGGTATCACTTCGCCGAGGAGGAGACGCCGAAGAACTGGCAGTTCTTCTCACAGCCGGGCGCGCTGTATCAGGACCAGAAGACCAAGGAGTATCTGCCCAACCCGGAAGCGGAGAACGTCCGCAACATCAAGGGCGGCTACCAATACTGGCTCAACCAGCTGGCCGGCAAGAACGAGGAATGGATTCGCGTCTTCCTGCTGGGTGAGTACGGCACCACGCACGCGGGCAAGCCCGTCTATCCCGAGTACCGGGACCGTTACCACGTTGCGACGGAGAAGCTGGAACCGACCCGGGGATTGCCGATCCTGCTGGCGTGGGACTACGGTCTCACGCCCGCGTGCGTCGCCATGCAGATGGCACCGACCGGTCAGGTCAAGGTGCTGCGCGAGTGGTGCGCGCCCCAGTTGGGGATGGGCATCCGACAATTTGCCTCGGACATCGTAAGACCCGCAGTCTTCAACGACTATCCGCGATTTCGCATAGAAAGTGTTGGCGATCCAGCGGGTAACCAGCGCGCGCAAACCGATGAACGCACCTGTATGCAGGAACTGTCGAGCCTCGGGTTCCCGACCGAGATGGCCTCGACCAACGAGTTCGTCGCGCGCCGCGAGGCGGTGGCGTTCTTCCTGTTGCGGAACATCGCCGGCGATCCGGGGTTCCTGCTCGACCCGGGCTGCACCATGATTCGGCGCGGCTTCAACGGCCGCTACCTGTACCAGCGCATTCAACAGTCGGGCGCGTCCCGCTTCAAGGAGCGTCCGGAAAAGAACGAGTACTCCCACCCGCATGACGCGCTCCAGTACGGATGCCTGTACATGCGATCGGGTAGCGAGCAAGTGAAAGCGCTGCCAGTCTCCAATGCGCGCTCCGCGCGAGGATGGACCTGATGTCGCTCCTGCAAACCGCCACACCGGAACAGACGACCAAGATTCACGACTCGACGCGGAAGTCGGAATCGGAAGCGCTGGCCACGCCCGGTGCCAATGAGCCGTTGCTGGGGAGAATAGCGGCGCGCATCCAGCGCGACTTCGAGCGGGCACTGACTGCCAAGCAGTCCTCGACCATCAACCGACTGTTGGACTGTCGCCGGCTTCGCAACGGCAAGTACAGCCCGACCGAGCGCGTCGACATCACCGCTCAGGGCGGGTCCGATGTGTTCGTGAACCTGACCAACGTCAAGTGCCGCGCGGCAGAGTCATGGATTCGCGATGTCATGTTCCACAGCGGGCGCGCGTGGACGCTGGAGCCGACCCCGATCCCCGATCTGCCGACCGATGTTGACGTTGCGGTGCTGGCGTCGGTGAAGCGCGAGCAGGAGGAAGTGCTCGCGCAAGGCGAGGAGGTGATGCCGGAAGCGTTCACCATGCGCCTCGCCGAGATGCGGCAGGACTTCCTCGACCAGCTGCAAGAGGAAGCCCGCAAGCGGGTGAGTGCGATGGAGGATCTGATCGCGGACGAACTCGACGAGGGCGGCTGGGACAAGGCGCTGTCCGAGTTCATCACCGACTTCGTGACCTACCCGGCGGCGATCATCAAGGGGCCGATCTACCGCAAGAAGCGTCAGGTGAGTTGGCAGGCCGGCATCCCGGTGGTGAAGGAGACGGTGGTCAAGGTGTTCGAGCGGGTCAGCCCGATGGACGTCTACCCATCACCCGACTCCACCAGCTGCCAGAACGGATCGTTCGTACAGCGCCATCGACTGTTCCCGATGGATCTGCAAGCGATGAAGGGCACGCCGCACTACAGCGACCTGATGATCGACGAGGCGCTCAAGACGTACGGCAACGGCTACGTGGTCACGCGCGCGTGGGACGACGAGCGCGATCGGCAGGAAGGGCGCGAGGGTTACTCGGCGCTGTACCGCAACACCATCGAGTGCCTGCAATACTGGGGCGCGGTGAAGGGCAGCGAACTGAAGGAGTGGGGCGAGGCGTCGAAGGTGGCGTTCCCGCAGATCAACGACAACGAATACTACGAGATCGAGGCGTGGCTCGTCGGTCGCCTCGTGATCAAGGCCGTGATCAACCCCGACGAGATGGGCCGCCGGCCGTACGAGAAAGCGTGCTGGGAGGATGTGCCGGGCGCGTTCTGGGGATCGTGCCCGCCGGAGATCATGGCCGACGTCCAGCGCATGATCAACGCCTGCGCGCGCGCGATGAGCAACAACTTGGCGATCGCATCCGGCCCGCAAGTGGAAGTCAATATCGATCGGCTGCCGACCGGCGTCAGCAACATCGACAGCCTTTACCCTTGGAAGGTGTGGCAGACGAGATCTGATCGCACCGGTGGGCAGGGTCCAGCTGTAACATTCTTCCAGCCGAACTCGAACGCACAGGAATTGCAGAACGTGATGGAGTGGTTCTACCGCAAGGCAGACGAGGTGACCGGGATTCCGAATTACACCTACGGCAGCGGCCAGACCGGCGGCGCGGGGCGTACCGCGAGCGGCCTGTCGATGCTGATGGAAGCGGCAAGCAAGGGCATCAAGCAGGCGATCAGCAACATCGACACAGCGGTCACAGCTGTGATCGCGCACATGTACGCGCAGAACCTCCTGACCTCGGGCGACCCAAGCGTGCGCGGCGACTGTCAGGTGGTGGCCAAGGGCACCCTCGGGTTGATCCAGCGCGAGGCGGTCCAGCAGCGGCGTCAGGAATTTATGATGGCCACGGCGAACCCGATGGACGCGCAGATCATCGGCGTCGAGGGTCGCGGCTACTTGCTGAACGAGATGGCGAAGGGGCTGGGCATGGACGCCAACAAGATCGTGCCCGATCCCGAGAAACTCCGCGCGATGGTGAAGAAGCAGGAAGAGGCCGCCGCGCAGCAGCAGGCGATGATGATGGCGCAGCAAGCAGGAATGCAGGGACCGCCGGGCGCTCCGCCGGGCGAGATGCCACCCGAAGGTCTGCCACCGGGCGAGGGTATGCCGCCGCCCGAGATGGGGCCGCCACCCGGAATGCCCGTTCAATAAGGAGTAGCGATGAAGAATCTCGGCGAGGACGCTATCTGCGGACAGCTGACCATCACCGGCCCCGACAGCACCGGCGAGGCGATCACCCTCAAGGGCTTCAAGCAGTACAAGGCCAACCTCACGCCGGCGGCGTCGCTCACCGCCACAGCTGTTGAGCAGACCTTCACCGTCGATGGCCTCAGTGCGGATGACACGGTGTTGAGCGTGATCCCGCCGTCGGCATTGCCAGCGAACCTTGCCATCGTGGGCCAGCGAGTAACCGCTGCCAACACGCTGGGCATCACCTTTATCAACCCGACGGCCGGTTCGCTGACTGCGCCGACGGGGCAGTGGAAGGTGCGCGTACTGCGCTCCTGATGATCACTGCCCGTCCTGACGAGCGACTGCTGCGTGCGCTGGCGAGCGTCGCGGCAACACCGCCCGGTCAGGAACTGGTGCAGTGGATTGGCGAACTGCTGAACGAACAAAGCGTCGAGTTGCGACAGCTGACCAACGATGGCGAAATCCATCGTGCTCAGGGCGCGGCCTCGATGCTCGCACAGCTGTTCGAGTTGTTTGAAGCAGCAGAGAAGT